AGGACACTCAAACGAAAACTCCAACGCAGACCGCAACTCCAACCAATACATCCACAAGCACTCCAACGCAAACTGCAACACAAACACAAACAAACACACCAACTCCAAGTATTACTGCGAGTCAAACTGTCACGCCAACCCAAACGAAAACTCCAACGCAGACTGCAACTCCAACCAAGACATCCACAAGCACTCCGACTCAAACTCCAAGTAACACCCCAACCAACACTCAAACAAGCACTCCAACGCAAACTGCCACTCCGACCACAACAACAACATTAACTTTAACTGTTTCGAGCACTCCGACAGCCACTCCAACGCAAACAAGCACTCCAACTCCAAGTATTACTGCGAGTCCGACAATGACGATGACTCCAACGCAAACAAGCACTCAAACAAGCACTCCAACGCAAACAAGCACTCCAACTCCAAGTATTACTGCCAGTCAAACAATGACGATGACTCCAACTCCGAGTGTTACTCCACCATATTTGGGATTAAGATTTTGGATTGATGCGTCAGACACATCGACAATAACAAAAGATGTGAACAACAAAGTTTCTCAATGGAACGACAAAGGACCTTATGGTTATAATTTAATACAATCAAATTCTGCTAATCAACCTGTTTATACTGCATCTACACTGAATCCACAAGTAACAGGAATCAATTGCGTTTCATTTAATGGAATCAATTCATCGGGTGGGACATTTATGTCTGTTTCAGGTATTTCATTCTCTGACACAGGTTATACATATATGTTTGTTGCTGGTATTAGTAGAAATGAAGCCGAAGGATTTGCATTCTCAATGGATGGTCCGAGTTCTTCTCCAAGTATTGAATCAAATTATTATTTATATTCACAGAATCAGGGATCAGGAACTGACAGAGTTTATGTTGGTGCGGACAATACATTCTGGTATACAAATTTAGAAGCAAATTCCGGTGACACAATTTCAAGAGCGTCAGGATTATTCTTGGGTGTTGTCACAGGTATAACCAATTCTTCATCACGAGCACAATTGAATGGTGTTACCTTAACTTTAAATCAAACAGGAACAACAACAGACACAATAACTTCGATTGCTGTTGGTGGTCCAACAGGATCCACATCACAATTCTTGGCTCTTTCAGAGGTAATGGAAATATTGGTATTTGATCGTGTTCTTAATCAAGTTGCAATTGATTTTGTTAGAACACAACTTGAAAATAAGTGGTTATATTCTCAATGGTTGGTTACGCCTACCCCTACTCCAAGCATCACTGCAACACAGACGATGACTCCAACCAATACTTCAACCCCAACTCCAAGTATTACTGCAAGTCAAACCGCAAGTCCAACTCCGAGTATTACTGCAAGTCAGACGAACACTCCAACGCCAAGTATTACTGCAAGTCAAACCGCAAGTCCAACTCCGAGTATTACAGCAAGTCCAACCAATACACCTGGTCCATCGACAACCCCAACTCAAACTAATACTCCGAGCCCAACTCCATTCTCACCATCGACATATAATCCAATGATTTGGATCGATTTTAACGACTCTTCAACCCTTTCTTTAAGAAGTGGTCAGTATGTTCAATCAGTGTCAAATAAGGGTAACTGGACGGGTTTAACAGGGTTCTCTCAGACAACTGCATCAGATCAACCAAGTTGGTCAGCATCAACAATGGGAACAGGAAAATCAGCCGTTACAATTTCAAATGATTGGTTGGTTTCAAATACATTTATTACGGGAACATCATGGAACACATTTGCAGTTATGAAGTTCTCTTCATCAACACCATCATTCGCAGTTGTTGCCGCAGCGGGAACATCGCCAGGTGGTGGAGGAGGATTCTGGTCTCCAATTGTTCCTCAACCTGCATCTCCAAACTTCCGTTACATTAACGCATTGGATCAGAATGGATCAACAACTCAACATAGAGTTAGATTCAATGGTTATTCAGATTATAATACAACACAAGTTTGTCAGTCTTATATTTCCAATACAGCAACAACGGTTGTTGACTACATGACATTCAATAATAGTGGAACAACAGAGGTTGTATTGAAATCAAACTTAACTCAGACAGGAATGCCAGGATCTTATACAGGTGGAACATACTTCTCGATCATAAACTCTCAGGGATCAACAGATGTTGTCGTAGGGGAGATTGGTGAGATCATCATGTTCAACAAAGAGTTAACATCAAGTGAACAATCAACATTAATAAATCATCTTAAAACGAAGTGGGGAATAACATAGTATGAAAGGATTTATAAAATACACTGATCTAACTGCAGCACAAGACCTAATTATTTCAATCAATTCTTGTTTGGGATTACCAGAAGGTCAAACACAAACATGGGACACCACAACAAGTTATTGCACAATTGGACCCACATCTGCATACACAGAGTTTTGGGGTTATGTTGTCAAGATTGACACAGATCAAATTGGACAATGTTTAACTCAATCAGAAATCGATTCTATTATAGAAATTCCTGAAGAGTGTAATATTTGTGGAGCGTGATTATTGTTATAAAAAAATATATTTACTAATATGAGTGAAGAAATAAAATATGATGGTGATGACCTAATGAAGGTTTTTAATTTTGGTGCAGTTGCCAGAGTTCCAATCATTGAGGAGAATCTAATCGTAAATACAAGAACGCCATGGGTTTACTACGGAATTGCGAATTTGGCACCCCAAGAAATTACTCGTTTATACAACACAAGTCCGACACTTCGAGCATGTATAACTTCAAAGTGGTTTGGCGTGAGAGGGGAAGGAATTAAACTTGCATCAGGTGAAGATGATCGTTTGGTTATGGTCAATTCTTTGGGTGACACTTTGTATGATGTATATGCAAAAGCCGCTCTTGATTTTATTTTGTTCGGAGGTTTCGCACTCAACATTGTTTGGAGAAGAGATCGTGAACAAGGATTTGAAATTTATTACATCGACTATACTAAATTAAGAGCAGGAAAAACTGACATGAATGACAGGATCGAAGACTTCTATTATTCAGCAGATTGGGCTTTCCCTAAAAAGTTTGTTCCAAGAAGAATACCAGCATTTAATGCAAATACAGAAGAGCCAAGCCAGATTTTTTTCTACTCTACCCACTCAATTGGGAATAATTACTACCCAACCCCAACATGGTGGGCATCTGCTCTTGCTTCAAGCATACAAGTCGAGGTGTTCAATTGGCATTACAACAACATCATCAATGGATTAAGTCCATCACTTTTTGTTTCATTAATGGGAGTTCCCGCACCTGAACAAAGAGAAGAGATTTATAAAAACATGATGGCGAAATATGGTGGATCGAATCAAGCCGGTAAATTATTTTTAACATTCTCTGATTCAAGAGACATGGCGCCAGAAATTACACCAATCGCATCCAATTCATCTGACAAGATGTGGATGGAATTAAATGACATGGTCCAACAAGCGATCCTTACATCACACCAAATTAGTTCACCTGAATTATTGGGTATTATAACTCCTGGTGGTCTTGGAACTCCTGATCACATCGAAGCACAGGACCATTTTTTTAATCTTGTGATTAAACCTTTGCAGCGTGAGATCCTTAATGTGTTCAACAAGATTTTATTAATCAGAGATCGTAAATCAGCAGAGTTAATTGTTGATCAATTCCATATGGTTACAATCGCAGATCAAGCCCCAATCAAAGTTGAAGACATCAATGAAACAAGAGATGTTGCAGTTGATGAAATAAAAGATGAAACAATCCAACAACAATAATGAGTCAATTTATAGTCCCACAAAATATAGTTTTAATTTCAGAAAATAAACTGAAAGCCTTTACTGACATTGATCAGAATGTGACCAGTGCTGTGTTATTACCGTTCATTCAAGTTGTTCAACAAACAAAGTTGGAATACATTATTGGATCGAGGTATTATGTTGAGTTATTGAATCAAGTTTCAGCATCAACTCTCACAACAATCAATGAAAATTTTATTAATTTTTATGTTTCTCCGATGTTAATACATGCCGCCGCGGCGGAGGCAATGCCATCCATACTTTTCAGAATTAAAAATAATGGGATTGTTGCGGGTGCTGAAAATTCTATTACCCTCAAAGAGATGGAATACCTACAAAAAAAATATGATGACAGATCACAATTCTTTGAAGCAAGACTTATTGAACAGATTGTTTGGAATTCAAACTTATACCCATTGGTATGGAATTGGACGAGTAGAGATGGTATTCGTCCGCATTTAGGAAAACAATATTTCAGTGGTTTGCATATTCCAAACACAGGTAGTGCAACGGACATAAACAGATTCAATTTCCCTGGTATGACATACTATGCGGGACCTGAATATGCATGTATTTATGGTTGTTAAATGAACGAGACTTTATTATTATTAATTTCCAATGGAATTACAGGAGTGGCTGGATGGTTTGTCGGAAGAAGAAAAATCAATGCTGAAATTGAAAATCAAACTCTGCGAAATCTTGAACTTGCCGTTAATCTCTATAAAAATATAATCGATGATCTTAAGCAAGAGATCCATGAATTGAACATAAAGATTCAGGAACTTGAAAAGAAAGTTGATGAATTACATGCCGAGAATAAAAAGTTAAAGTCAAAAACTAAAATATAATGCCAATACCTAAGCCAAAAGACGGAGAAGAAGAGAAAGACTTTATAGGTCGTTGTGTAAGGTCCATAACTGACGAATATGACCAAAATCAGGCGTTAGGTATATGTTATGCTCAACTGAGAGAAACCATGTCTAAAAAGGAAAAAGAAGACCTATTTGTGATTCAACCAAGAAAGGCTGAAAACAGAGGATCATACCTTACAAGATGTTCAAAGAATAATAAGATGAGACAACAGTTCCCAAACATGAAAGAGAGAATGGGATTTTGTTTGAACTCATTCAATAGTTACTACAAATATTGGTCGAGGTTGGAAGAGTTTGGAGAGATCCCAAAAGATTCTGAACTCGGGATGTGTATTGCTGGTGAAAAAGCAAAGGGATTAACTTACCAAGAATCATATGCCAGATGTGCAACGAAATCTGTTTCTCCAAATACTACAATCAATCTAAGTGATGATGATGACATCATCGAAGAACCTGTAATTTTTTAAAATTTTTTTTGTTGCGCTTGAGTTATAATAACTCAATTCTATATTTGTAATTGTTGATGGTCTTTTGCATATTGTTTATACATCCATTATATTAGTTGTTGCCATCAATTTCGTATTTATACAAACAGGACCGAGAGTTATACCCACTTTCGGTCTTTTTTTTTGTTTGAACTATTGACCTTTACCATCCTATACCCTATACTTATTATAACAAAAACAATAATATTATGGGACAAATTAAAAAACTATTGGATGATTATTTGTCGAGTGAAGAATTCGACATCATGT